GAATGCTTCGTTGAGCACGTTAGTTCCAATAAATCTTCCGTCGTCTGAACCTTTACCCTTAGTATTTGCGGTTGCGATGACGTTGAATCCTGCTGTGGGTCTAACGTATCTGCCAATCTTTTTAAGGAAAACACCATTTCCCTCAAGGATGCTCTGAAGGCAGAGGATTTTGTTAGAGGCAAGGTCGATTTCGTCAAGGAGCAAGATTGCACCTCGTTCAAGGGCTTCGATAACAGGACCGTTGTGCCAAACGGTGTCGCCATTAACAAGACGGAAACCGCCAAGAAGGTCATCTTCATCTGTTTCAATAGTAATGTTTACTCTGATAAGTTCTCTGTTGAGCATTGCACATGCTTGCTCTACTGATAAGGTCTTACCATTACCTGATAGTCCTGTAATAAATGCAGGATAGAACATCTTGGATTGTATAATCTTCTTGAGTGGACTATAGTTTCCAAATGGTACAAACTCAGCATTCTTAGAAGGAATGTATGATCTTGTCTCTGGTGCAGGTTTTGTTGCTGCAGGTGCTTCATATGCTTTGAGTATCTCATTAGCAGTTAAGCACCACTTACCACGACCTACCTTCTGAAGGCGAGAGATTTTGTTCATGCGTTTTGTGACACTCTGAACTTTTACACCAAGGTGTGCTGCAGCAGACTTAACGTTCTCTGCAGATATGTCTGAACCGAACTGCTTGAAGTATGTGAGTAGTTCGTCTTCTGTGAATTTTGCTTGGAATGGCATGGGTTTCTTTGTTGTCTATACACATAGTATAGCATGCATTGTATAAGAAATGAAGCCTTGAGTGGACACCTATTTTATTGTCACAAGATAACAAAGGGTTTTGGTTTATCAAATAATACATTATCTATATAATGTTTTGCCCAAGTTGGGTCGAACCATGAACCTAATACTGCTTCAGTTTTTTTATTTCGTTTTTGTTGCTGACAATAATATACCTGGTCTTGATATCTATCATAGGTAGCATCTATATCCATACACTTCTCTGCCTTACTTACTGCATTTACATATACTTGAAGATACTCTTCTAATAATTGCACATACATTATCTGTTCAGTTTGCTTATGCAATCTCATAAACTTACAATGAGGAGAAAATATATCTGCCCACTCAGGTAGTTTACGAAAATCAAAATCCATATATCTTTCACTTATTGGTTTTATATCTTTATAGAACTCTGCCCTAACTCCTTTAACAGGAGATATATCTACAATAGCAGCAGTAACTATACGATTGTTTGCTATTATATCACATCCAAAGATAGGTAATTTATATCTGGGTTCTGGAAATAATACACAATGAAGTACGTCTAGGTATTTTGTTTTACAAGTTTCTAAATGTATTTTTCTAAGACCAGTACATGTCCACATTTCATTATTAATGACAATATCATCCTTAACGATACTTCGATAAGGATCTTCTGGTAAGTGTTTTACATCAGGAAGACCACTCGTTACTTTACGAATGGTCTGTGCAACGTCATCAACAATCATGCTATTTGTTCAATGAATTTATTTAGAATGGTTTTGTTCTGCATCTTTGAACTCATATGCTTTTTGAATGCTCTGTTCAATTCTGCTCTGGTTGCTTCAACACCTTTCTGTTTGATCTCTAGTTCTTCAGAGTCTGAACCATTGTTTCTATCAGGCATAAAGAATGCTTCAGTAAAACCTGCATCATCTTTGATAGAGATAAACTTTTCTTTCTTCCATTGCTTATCATATGCTTGGATATCTTCGTAGTTCTCAGTAAAGTTTCTGATAACTCTGTTTACTTCTCCCTTACTGCAGAGACGAATACCTATCCAGTTGTAGTCTGTAATTGATCTCATGTATGATACGATCTCTTTAGTGGTTTGATAAGGACTACCATTAAGACGTTTCTGATAACCAGTTGTCTTATCACGAAGAACAAATACATAAGAACTACTGCAGATGTTTCTTGAACGTAGTTTGTCATTATCTTTATCCCAATCAGAGTATGTAGTATAGTTCATTGGATTTGCTTCACCATCAGTTAGGCAAACAACATTTACTTTCTGAACTTTCTCTTGTGTTTTCATTTGAGCAACAATTGCTTTTGCACAATAGATTGCTTCTGCAAGTGGAGTACCACCGAGACCATACTGACTACATCCTGTGATGTTGTAGTTGTTCATTGAAAAGACTTGCATGTAAAGAACTCTCATAGACTCTTCTAATGACTTGTTGTTTTGTCTTGATGAAAGAAACTCAAGTAGTCTGAAGTCATCACCAACTGCAAGTTGATGCTCTTTATGCTCAAAACCTCCATGTAAGTAAGAACCATGAGAGTATGAAGAATGATATCCACTCTGGAAACCATAGACTCTGAAAGGAATATTTGCTTTCTTACAGAACCATACTAAGTTGTATGTTTGCTTAAGTGTATCAAGTAAGCACTGACTCATAGAACCAGACCAATCAAGGAACATAACAAGACCATGATTCTTACCATCAGGTATTACTGTAATCTTCTTGAAGATATCCTCTGTCAACTTGTACTTGTATAGAGATTGAGTATTGATAACACCAGTTTTAGATGTTGCCTGTCTCTTGTACTGATCAGCAGACTTCTTCATTTCAAATTGCTTAAGAAGATAGTTTACTGTCTTGCCAGTTGACTTTTTGAATTTTAAGTAATGACTCTTAGCATAGTCAAGGTTTTGTTTTTTCTCTTCGATATATCTTTTCTGATAACCTTCATCATAATAATCATTCCTTTTGAATTCAAATCTTGTGTACTGATCATGGAAATGCTCTGCTAGGTCTTGTTGAATTTTTTTGTGTCCAACAATAACTTTGTCCATGTCTGTGATTTTAGGCATTGAAAGATAAATCCACTCTCTTGAGTCTTCATCAACAAGAGTCTCAATAGATTCTGCTAGTGCTTCCTCTGTAACACACTTTGTTTCTTTTGTGAAGTCTGTCTCTAGAGTAGTACCACCACCAAACTCACCTGTAGTTTGTGTGTCATAGTCTAGTCCCTCATCTTCGTAGTCATCATCGAAGTCTGTCTCATCCTCTCCTAGATCTGGACGACCTTTAGAGTCACCCTCTTCTCCCTGTCCTTTAGGTGCAGGTTGCTTTTCACCTAACTCATACTCACCATCACCATCTTTCTCTCCGTTGAATGGTATCTCTGGAACTTCTGTCTCATCTACTTTCTCTTGATCTTTCTGCTCTGCACGATCCATCATCTCACGTGCTAGGTCTAGTACATCTTGAAAAGTTTTTGTAGTTGCTGCACGATCTACCCATACCTGCTCTTCTGAATCAAAGTCTAGTGTTGAATTACCTTTGAAGAATAGATTCATACGATCAATCAAAGATAGTTGCTCTATATCTCCATCTGACACACCGAAGAACCCATCATTCCATAACTCTTGATAACCTTTGAAGAATGTATTACGAAGACCAGGATACTTGACTTTCATCATACGCTCAATACGTGCATCCTCAAGAACATTTACGAATGATCTGTCTGCACCATTTAGTGAGTCTGCAGGTGTGAATAATGCATGACCAACTTCATGTCCTACAAGTAAATCGTATACTGTATTAGAAGCAGACTTCCAGATAGGAAGACATAAGATACGTTTCTCTACATCAAAGTATGCTGTAGTGACTTTACGATGTTCGATTGTAAGGTTCTCTGTTGCAAGTAGTTTTGCAAGTTGTCCTTTTACTTCTTGGTTGATTAGCATGGG